CAGATCCTATTGTTTTACTAAAACCAGTAGGTTCTGTTAATACAGTTTCAATTTCAGATGCATCATAATCTAAATTAAAATTGTTTAGCCATGTTAGTCCACTAATCTTATCTTCTTTTAAAGTGTCTTTTAGATTAACTGTATTTCCAAAAAAGGTAACTCTATATGAATCAGGTTTGCCTTTTACTAAATCAACTCCTTCTAGTCTGATCTTACCTTCTCTAAATGGAATTGAATTCAACTCTATTTTAGCATTTACTTTCTTTCTAGCATCAAAAGTATATCCTTGAACTAAATTGAATCTGTAATAGTGTTTAAATATCTTGTTGTTAATTGGTGATGCAGGAAGTGTAAATGGTTTTGTAAAATCAGTAAAGACTTTAGAAATATCTCTAATGTTTTGAATTGTTTGAGTTAAACTAACACTCTCATCATCAAAAAGCTCTACTCTTTGATTGTTTATATATAATTGAAATTTGCTCATTATCTAACACTATTTACAACATCATATGCAAACCCTGCCTCTACTGAGTAGTTAACAAGTTTGTCATTTACTTTAGTTTTCTTTGTCAATGAATTAGTTATTATGTTAATTGGATATACTTGTGTTCCTATCTCTGCCCATACTTGCTCTGATAACATTAACTGTTTTATTGTTTCATATTGTCCTTCATCTACATATCCAGTATTTAATGTGATTCTTTCTGATCCTTGTTTATTGTAAACATATTTCTGATGATCAGTATTAGAGTATGTGTTTGCACTCATTAACATTGAATCATAATTCTCTTGTGTAACACTTAAACTAATAACATTCTTTTTATTAAAATAGAACATTTGAAGTCCTCCAAACTTATTGACAAAAACTACTTTTATAAATTCATAAACTGGTTCACATATTCTGTGAATAGTTACATTTATTCCTGCTACTGGATTTACTACTTGACCATCTGTAACTGTATCTGCAACTGTAAAATAAGATACACCATTAGATGCCTCAATAGGAATATATGCAGTTGTTGAATCAGGCAGGTACATATCAGTTGCTGATTGTAGCATTTGACCTGATGTTAATTGATGATTTACTCCTTCCATGAATTCTGAGTATGCATCAAAACCATATAGTGTATGTGGTGTTATAGTTTGTGATGGTGTATCAGGAGTTCCTGCTTGGGCATTTGTAGCTCTTACAGCTTTTGTGTTTGTATAAAAATCTATACCAATAGTAGCTGTTACAACAAAGCTGTTATTTGTTGCTGTTGAATATGGAAATACTCCATCCCATGTTGGATTAAGATAATCTCTAATCAACTCTGATACTTCAAATGAAATACTGTTACTAACTGTGTTTTTTGAAATAACATATACATCTACTGAATTTATAGTAATTGTTAAATCAGCACTTCCTGATGCTGCTGAAGATGTTTCATTAATTGAAAAAGGAGATCTAAGTCTTGCTAAGTAATTTGCCATATTATTTAATTTGTGTTGTCTGATCTAAAAATGATTCTACATCTAATGCATAGGCATCAATAAATTCTTGAGGTAGTTTTTTGTAAGCTGTTTCAAAAGCCTCAGTAAACCAGTAAGATGGTTTTTTTCCAAACCAAAATATTGACCTAGCAATTAGAAAAGCTAAACTCTGCTGTCCACCTTTCATGAACTTTCCAGTTTCTTTACTTCTTAATCTTAACCTTTTCTTATTAGCCCATTTTAATATTGATGATGTTGGAGGCATACCTTTTAAAGAGTTACCTTGACTTTTATAACTAAATGTTTTTAGTCCATATTTTCTTTGTCCATATTTCTTTTTAGTACCATCAACACCTGCATCTAAGTAAGCTCCATAATCTAAATACATAAACTGCAACTGTAATGAGTTAGGTGATACTTTTAAGTTATCATCTACTGACTTTTCTAATTTACCTGATGCAACTAAAGGATAAGACTTTCCATTCCTTCTGATCCTTTTCTTTTTAAGATTCTTTTTTGCAGCAATAACTACATTCTTTCCAAAATCTTGCAATGCCTTCTTTGTCTTGTTAAAATCCATTAGCAAACATTTATATCATTTAATATTTGTACTGTAAAAGTAGTTGCCCATCCTGCTAAGATGTTTTCAAATCTATCAAAGAAAGGTTCACATGTAGGATCTCCTACTAATTCATATCCAGTTTGTGATAATGTTCCTATTCTAAGTCTGCTAACCATTCTATTAGAAACAGCTAACTGAGTATTAAGAATATCTTGAGTGTTAGTATTACCAGTAAATATGTCCTCATCATATTGATTATTAGTATCAACTTGTTCCATTGTTAAAACAGTAAAGTTGAATTGTAATGTTTTTTCTGCATTAGTTGCACCCTCTACTATTATATGTGCTAATGGAAATATAGTTTGTTTCTGTAGATCTATTTCTGTTATATCTCCAAATGTACAAGACTTAATACTGGGATTTGATAACAGCTCATCTTTGATAGTTGTTAACACTAAATAAAAACCTCTTATTCCTTTATCACTTGTTGCCATAATTTCTTTTTAACTTTTGAGTTTCTAATATTGATTTCTCTGTAACATATTCTAAAAACATTAGGATTTTATGTGCTTTTTGTTTGGTGATATATTCAAACTTCTCAATGTTTCCTTGAGCTGCTGTGTAAATTGATGAATACCAATTCCATTTTGCATTAAACCCTCCTTGACTTGTAAATGATCCTTCAGAACTCCCTTGTCCAAATAGTCCATCATAACTACTGACAATTCTTTCCCTAAATTCAATAAAAAAAAAACTGCACCTAATGCTACTGATAAAGGCATTTCTTTTAGCTGTTCATTTAGAGTTCCATCATATTCCTTTATGTTATACCTTCCTCTTACATTTATATCAACTGGTCTATATAGAACTGACATAGCCTTATCCATCTGATCCCAGTCTTGCAGATAACTGTCTAGATCTACAAACTCTCCAAATGTAATCTCATCTAGATTAGGAATAAACCCATATTGAACCTGGTCCAGAGTAAACATTTTAGTGAACTTACTATCTTCATCAAACATATTGGTTAATGAAAGTGTAATTTCCTGGACATCTTTCCATCTCATCTTTGTAACATATTTAAGCTCTACATTACAGAAGATTTCTATCATTTTTTGTGCTATAAACATTTCATCATTATCTCCTTGCTGTATCTTTAGATATTTCTGATACTGTCCTAGAGTTATTTCAGATAGGTTCTCAGGCACTTTCACTTCTAATTCCATATTTATATAATAACTAAATTGATATTTTTTAAAAAGTTTTTATTAATAATATGCTTTATATTATAATAATGTATTATATTAGCTATATGAAAACACAAACACAAACTTCAACAATGATGTTCAGATCTAAAGTAGATGTTGAAACATCAGACATATTTTTTAACTATGGTACACCACTTTATAACAAATATTTTGGTTTAAAAGAAGGTTATCAAGCAGCACTTTTAGAAGATGCTACAAATTTTTTAGACATAGTTGTCAGAGAAGGTATAACTCCACAAGACTTAGTGGATGACTTTAATAAAAGACTATAATGAAAGATTTACAAGACTTAAAAAGATACTTCAAACTACCTTTATGGTTAATTACAGTATTGCTTTGGATTTCAGCAATAGGATTAGTCATCCTTGCTAATTTAGTAGATTCAATGTAATTTTTTTTTCATATCAATTGAGTTTGAGGATAGGTGGTAGATTAAGTTTTACCACCTTTTTTATTTAATAGCATATCTTCCATAATTAGGATAGGATAGCTTATGCACCACAGAGTATCTCAAACTATCACAGAAGTGATTAAACTTATCTAGAGGCTTATTAGTAGGATTGTTATTCCTATCCTCTATGTACTTATAGTTTTCTAACTCTTTAATTCCATTTATACTATCCTTAGTGATATGCAACTTGTATCTTCTTACTAAGTCAATTCCATAGTTTATCTCATACTTCTTTTTGCCTTTTATATTCCATCCCATTCTATGTATTTCTTCTATTGATTTGGGTTCTGAACTATCTGCATATATCTCATCTCTCCTATCTAATCCTAATCTCTGAAACTCTTTAACTAAGTCTTGATTAGTTAGACCTTTCTCATACAAAAGTTCTTTAGTGTACATGTTATCACCATCTAAATAAGTAGCACATAAAGCTGATGGATCTGAGGCAAAGCCAAAATCCAATCCATATGAAAGCAATTTAGCTGTTGCAGGAATCTCATTACATATGTGAAACTTAAATACTAATGACCTACTCTGTCCTCTTAAACCTAATCCATATACTCTCCAGTAATCAGGATCAGTATCTTTTAATCTTAACAATTCATCTTTAAGTGTTTCTGATATAAATGGATTATCCATAAAAGTTGTAATGTATAAATTACAATCATCTCTCTCTAATACTTTGTCATATATCCAATGGAACTGGTCATGAGGATTGTAGTCCAGGATAACACCATTTACTTTTCCATCAGTTCTGAATAGAAGTTGATTCCATGCTTCATAGTCTATCTCATTTGCTTCATTGATAAAAAGCATATCTCTTTTCCTACCTCTTACTCTAGAACCCATGTCCAGGCTAAAGAACTCTATTAGATTTCCATTTAACCAATACTCATTAGATGTTTTATTGTGATAGACATCTGAGTACAGCTCATTGTTTCTTAGTATCTCTAAAAAGTCTCTTAGGACAGTTGCTTTTAAACTTGGCAAAGTCTTTCTACAAATAGACACTACCTTTCCAGTATTCTTATTGCAATAGCTAAATATAATCCAGAGTAAGGCATTATAAGTTTTACCTGCCCTACTACTTCCCTGAAGTGCAACTATTTTAGATTTGTTAGATTCTAATAACTCAAATACAACATTAGTCTGTATCTGTTTCATTCTTTAGGATCTTAACCTCAAATTTATTTTCTCCTATAGTATCAATCTCTGATCTCTCAATATAGCCTCTTTTCTTCCCTTTGGTTTTTAAGTAGAATAATATCTCAGCAGTCTTACCATCTTTTATATTAGATAATAACTGATGTTCAGCAAAGTCTAATAGACCTTCTCTTACTTCTTCTATCTTGTTAGAGAACTCTGTATCTTTCATCCAATCATAGTATGTCTGTCTGCTAATCTGAGCAGCTTCACATGCCTTGCTAACATTCCCTAATTTACTAGCAAATACTTCTAAAAATTTGCCTTTATCCTTTGCCATTCTCTTTTTTGTTTATTTTTTGTCAAGTTTGTAAACTTTCCTCTTTCATATTTATAATAGCCTCCTCATACATTTCTTTAACAACTGTTGATAACTTTAACAGATTTTCTTCAGATAAATATTTAAGTTTTGGTTTTATGAAATCAATTCTTTGAGCTGCAACATCTTCTTCTAAATCAATTACAACTGCATGATACCAATCATCTAAATTCTTATTGTAAGTTTTATAGACATCAAAAGAATTTAAACTATGAATAACACTTGCATGAGTTATATTGTATTCATGCTCAGAACACAAGTCTTGAATTTCCCTTAAATTAAATCTATAAAATTTCTTTAGGATTGTATATAGTAAAGACCTTACCTCTACTACTTCTCTCCTTCTAGTGTTTTGAAATATGTTTATTCCTGATAGTGTTTCTATTTCATCTATTAATCCTCTGATCCTACTTCTTGTTCTCATGTTTTTCTGTTTTTAAAATTCTTTTATGTATAATGTGGTGCAATGATCCTCCACTTGATATATTATATTTTTTTCCAATTTGTCTATATGACATTCCTAATGCATATTCTGCTCTTATTTTGATTACAGTTTCATCAGAATGTTTTACAATTTTTCTTGATGCATCATATCCTCTATTTTTTCTATCTTCTATAGGATTATCCATACAATTATCACTTTGTGTGCCTATTGCAATATTATCCCTTGAATCATCTCCTCTATCATTATTTAAGTGTCTTACAACAATTCCTTTTTCATATATTTTATCTCCATACTTCTGATAGGCTTGTAATCTAGAACATTTACATTTTATCATTTTTTTCCAGTTATCAGGACTTCTAAACTTAAGGTAATTATATCCATTGTGGTTTTCACCCTTTAGTACATCTCCATGTTTACTTAATATTTTTCCTTCAACTGATATTCTATAACCCATGTTATATGCTATTATTTCATTTCCACTAAATTTTGTTGCCATCTTTTTCTAATTTAGTTTGTAATGCTGCTAAAGCTCTCCATGCTACTTTAGCTAAATGTGATACTCCATCTTCATCTAGTTTATTAGCCTCTAGAAGATGTCTAGTTAAAGCATCTAGATGGTCAGTACTTTTACTCTTATCCCAATGTAATGGTTTCCCTTTGTGATGTTGGTCATTTCCAATCTTACTCACTTTAGAAACTTCCATTAAAGCATCAGGAAAATAATCTATAACTCCAGTCCAAACTGGATAATCTTTTCTACTCATAATTTTAATGTTTGTGTTATTATTTCTGTGCATAATTCCAAAGGCAAAATACTCCTATGGTAGTTATCTTTTAATCCTTGAGTTCCAGTATTAGTTACACCTCTTGGAGCTCTATCATGATGACAGTTAGGATTACCATTACTACATTCAGGTCTAGGCTGCCATCCATCAGGATTAATTAATGACCTAATATTATTACTCCAAATATCTGTAGGTTTAGCTCTACTCTCACCATATTGACAATACCAAACAGTTGCTCTATCTAAACCTTCAACAGCATTTAACTTTCTTAGTTTACCTCTAGGATTTTCTATATACCAATACTTTGGTTCTAATGCTTTTATTATCTCTACAGTTTTAAAAACATATGCTAGTCCCAAACATGCCTTTGAGTTCTTAGGAGTATTATCAAAATTCCAATTACTTCCAATTCTCATAACAGAAAAAGTAGTACAAGGAGGACTTGCCCAAATTATATCAGGTTTAAATGGAACTTTATTTACATCAAAGTCTAGAATGTTTACAGCATAGTCTATCCCATCAAATTCTTTGTAATCAGATCTGAATGTTTCACATCCTAATCTCTCTGCCTCTTTTGAAAAGGTACAACTTCCTGCAAACAACTCTAACACTTTTGGTTTACTCATAATTCCTCATTCTATTTTTATTCTTTTCTAATGGTCTTAGATTAGTAAAGTGATTTATTAGTTCAAAATCCTGGACATCATGACATCTAAATAATTCTATCTCATGGTCTACTTCCCAATAACCTCCATAATTATCCCAGTTCATATTTTCATCAAACTTACTCTCTAAATATTTAGCTAAATACTCTCTTGAACATCCTAGAATTTCTTTATAACTTTTTGATGTAACTATTCCTTTTTTATTTTTATACTTAGATGCTCTTGATAATACATTCTTATACATTCTGTTTATTGGATTCTTTCTTACCTTTTGTGTAAACTCTCTATTGTATTTCCTAACATGTTCTCTATTATTATCTGTCCAGGTTTTATTGTAATTTCTTTTACAATCTTTACATCTATTATCTAGCCCATCTTTGCTGCTTGTTTTATTATGAAACTCTGATCTTGGTTTCTCTATATAACATCTGCAACAAACTTTCATCATCATCTATCCTGCCTTTCCAGTAAATATAAAAAATAAAAAGTTAATTGCCATAACACTCCAAAATACAAACATTGGAAATCCATAACAGAAATACCTGAGTATTCTCT